TGCTAACGTAAATGATCAGTCCACAAAGACTACTTTCATCGTTAAGCCTGCATCCATTGTGTTTACCAGCCTAGAGATTCCTACTCCAACTGAAATTGATCGTGTAGCTAACGCTTACGGTGGTTCCGGTACAACTGAAGTTTGGTATCGTTATGGGTTTATTAGCCACCCACTTGGCTATAACTGGAAAGGTCTAACTAGTGCTTTTGCAACTAACGCTGCTCTAGGTACTGGCGCTAACTGGGAACGCAAAGTTGATCCGCTAAACTTGGGTATTCTCCCTGTTCTACACGGCTAAAGGAAATTAAAAATGAAACCTATCTATGTGACTGCCGCTGACCCCGTAGCCGAGGTTGAAGCTTTTATTGTTGCGTTTAAGATTGATGCCAATTTTCGGCCTCTTGCTCGTCTTCTGCGCCGCTACGCTCGTTACTTAGTTACTACTGTATAAGGAAAGAGTATGGCACTTGTTCTATTTGAAAATACTTTTGTTTTAGATGCTGATGAAGTTCTAGGTGGGGATACTGCCTGGAACTCAGCTTCTTCCTTTGATAAAGAACAAGCTCTCCAAACTGCATCTTTTAAGCTTAATGATAAAGTATGGGCTGGCACTGCTGTCAGCCCTGCTCAATCTATGTCTTGGCCCCGTACATCTTTTACTTACTTTGATAAGTCTTTAAACTTATTTGTTGAAGTACCACAAGGTGTTATTCCCTTACGTTTGGTCAGAGGCGTTAGTTATTTAGCTCTTCACTTTATTCGTTACCCTGAGGTTGTCCTTGGATACCAGTCACGCTTTGACTCAATTTCTGTAGGACCTATTTCAATTTCAAATTCAGATGCTAGTAGCGATCCTGGGAGAGTCCCAATGGTACCTGCTACTGTGAGCTTGTTAGTAGACCCTCTTCTGTTGCGAAGTGAAACTAACCTCTCTTGGTGGAGGTCTAACTAATGTCCTTAACTAAAACTATTGATTCAGCTGTGACACAAGCTTTTTCTGCACTAGGTGATCTAGTAAAAAAAGGCACACTAACTTCTATTTCAATTTCAAACTATAATTTTGCTACAGGTTCTATGAACTCTGGATCAATAACTAGTCTTGAAGTACAAGTAGTAGAAGTAGCTAACACTACTAATGACAGTAATTCTAATAAACCTTACTTAGAATTTATTATACGAAACTCATCTTTTGATTTGTCTCTCTATGGTAAACTTACGGTATCAGGTGAAGACTATCTTATTGATTCTTACGAGCAGTACGAAGGTATCTCAATCCTTAAAACTAGGAGAGGTTAATGTATAATACAATCATAACCGACCTAGAAGGACTTGTAGTATCTTCTGCTTGGGTAGACTTACCTACGACTTACCCTGATGAGTTTAAAGAAGAAATTACTGAAATGACTTACTTAAAGTATGGTATTATTTTAACAAATACTACAAGTTATTATGCTGAGTATTCTGTTACAGGTCTTATATCCATAAGGATCTTTTACCCTAAAACTGAATCTAAACGCTATGCGGCTCTTATTGCTGATAAACTAAATACTATTCTAAGTAAAGTAATGATTGGTTCTGGTGCAATTCAAACTAGTTCTAGTAACCTACAGTTCCTTGGGGTTGATCCCGAAAATACTACACTTCAACGAGCAACCTTTACCGTTCCTTTTACTTATTCAGGAGAATAACTTATGACTTATCCAACTACTATGGCTGCCGCTCACTGGTCCAGCCTAGCTGTTTCAGTTGACGCCGCCGCTGTTGCCACAGCCCTTGCTGCTCCGACTGAAATTAATCTTAAAGCTGCTTTTGCTACTATTTCTGACTACGAAGAAATTAAAAATATTCGTGACATGCCTCAGTTTGGTAATCCTTCTAATATTGTTAACGTACCTGTTTACGGTCGTGGTATCACTGCTAGTGTTAACGCACAGGCTGATGCTCCTTCTCTAGAACTTACCATTAACTATATTCCTTCACTTTGGGCACCTTCAACTGTGCTTGGTGGTCTAATCGGTGCACAAGGCGCTCAACTCTTCCAGTTTGCCTTCCTAACTAGTCAAGCTGTTGATTTTGCTACAGATCCTGCTACTGGTAATCTTGGCGATGTACCTAACGCTGTAACCTACTTTGTAGGTAAGCTAGAGAACATTCTAGTAACCCCTGCTCGTGATGATGCTGCTACAGCAACAATCAGTATCAGTATTCAGTCACCCTTCTATGGTGCTTTTACTGTAACTACTGTTTAACTTTTTTGAACCTGCTCTCTTCGGAGGGTGGGTTCACCTTATTTTTTTTTATTATGTATTATGGAATCAAACAATGAATAAACCCTTCTCACAGAACTATGTGATCCGGGAGACACTAAAGCATATGGAAAGAGCTGTTTCTATCTCAACTCAAAAGACAGTGCAGCGTATGCCTGACTTTAAAGAAGATGGTGAAAAGCTTACAGAGGTGATGGACACTCTTGCTTCTCTCTCTAACCTAAATAAACTAGTGGTCTCAATCAGAGAAAACAATCAAAAAATCCTTGGAGATGAATAATTAAATGAAAGCCCTTATCGGTAAGACAGCCCCAACCAAAAAAATTGCTTTTCTAGGGGAGAAAAATGCATTAGAAATTAAAAAACTTTCTGGTCTAGAAGTTAAAGACTTTCAAAAATATATTAATATTGAAGTTCCAAAACTCCCAGAAGAAGACAAAGGTCTTGCTATTCAACGTTACGTTCTTCGCGTAGGTGTTGTAGGAGCAGACGACATGACAGATGAGGAAATTGATGGGTTCCCCCTTCAGGACATCTCTGAGTTAGCTAAAGAAGTATTAAAGTATTCAGGTATTAACTCTAATGATGAGGGAAACGCCTAACACCTGAAGAGCTATCTCTCTATGAAATAGCTTTTTATTTAAAAAAAACTGTGCAAGAAATGCAAGAACTTCCTTATGAAGAAATCCTCGGATGGTATGAGTATTTTGACAAGAGACCTTACAACTGGCAAGATGATAATCGTGCCGCTGTAATTGCTCTCTCTATGTCAGGAAGTTCTAAAGTTAAACCTCAAGATCTTTTTGCTAGTCTTAAAACAATTAGTAACCAAAACAAACCAAACCTTGCTGAACAATTCTTTGCAAAATTTGGTAATAGAACTACAGAAAAAGCTTGGGGTGTTGAAAATGTTTAAGGTAGTTATTACTCTTGACAGAGCCAACCTACTGTCTCAGATCAACAAAGAAGTTTTAAGTCAAAATGAAAAGTTAAGACTTCAATTAATAACTGAGCTAGCCGTAGTAACTCCTGTAGACACAGGTGAAGCAGCAAGTTCTTGGACTTCTAAAAACCAAGGCAAAAATAAATTTTCAATAGAAAATGACGAAGACTATATTAAATATCTAAACGCAGGTTCTTCACAACAAGCACCTGCTCACTTCATTGAATCAGTTGTGTTGAAGTACGGTAAACCTCAGGGACCCGTGGTAGAATACGAAGACCAATAATAAACAGCCCTATGGGAGTAAAAACTCTTCGTAGGGCTAAATTATTAAAAGAGGAAAAAATGTCAGTAAAAATTAATTTCCAATCTGATGAAAGACCCGCACTCATCAGCATTGAACGGATTAACTCTGGTTTAAACAAGCTGGGTGTATCTGTAAATAACAACGCAATGTCTATGCAAAAGATGACCAAGGTTGATGTAAGTGGTCTTAATCGACAACTAGCTCAAACTAACAAGAGTATCACTAGTATTGATACCAGTGTAAAGTCAGCTACAAGTAGCATTAAAAACATGGTAGTTGCGGCAACTGCCTTTGCAGGTCTTACTTTTGGATTTCTTGGGGTTAAGGCGGCGGGTGACAGCCTTATCTCTATGGAAAACCGTTTAAGTCTTTTTGTTGAAAAAGGTGAAAAGCTACAAGGTGTAAAAAAAGAGCTAAGAGATATTTCTAATCTTGCTGGTGTAGCTACAGAAACTACTTCACAGCTTTTTAGCCGTTTATCTCTAACTTCTTTGAAAGGTAAGTTAGGTACAGACACTATCCTAGAACTAGTTGAGGCTATCTCCTTAGCAGGCGGTATGCTAGGTTCAGATCCCGGTGTTGATGCTGCTATTGTTCAGCTATCCCAAGCTTTCTCTAACAACTTTACAGCCGCAGCTCAAGAACTAAACTCTCTGAATGAGCAAGCACCTATGATCATGAAAGCAATTGCTGACGGTTTAGGTGTTATGCCTTCTGAGTTAAAAAAGATGGCTGAAGATAAACAGTTAAGTGCTGAAATAGTAGCAGATGCTTTACTTTCTCAAGGTCCTGCATTGAGACTTGCTGTTGAAGAGATGATGATGACAGCCTCTAAAGGGTTTGTTATTTTCCGTAACGGACTAGGTAGTCTTGTAGGTGAAGTTAATAAGGCTTTTGGTATTAATGCCAGCATGGGTCGTAAGATGAAACATCTTGGTTTCTTCTTTACAGGTCTTTCAGAAGGTATCGGTGATGATATTGATAGGCTAAAAGCTTATTTTGCTAGTATAGTAAGTACAGTCTCTATGGTAGGTACTGTCGT